ATGGCCATATTTATGGGAAACAAAGTTACTGTGATTGCAGGTTCAACTACAATCAGTGATCATGTTTCAACTGTGGATCTTAATCGTGAGATAGAGGCAATTACGATCACCGCAATGAATGACACTGTACAGAATATGATCGGCGGGGTTGAGATTTCGACTGTATCGCTGGAACTGTACAATGACTTTGCAGCATCAAGCGTGAACAGTCTCTTTGAAGATGCGATTGGTTCAAAGTTGAATATGAAACTGATACCAGTGACAGGAACTGTAAGCGCAACAAACCCAAGTTATACAATGAGCTGTTTAATCACCCAATGGACTCCAATTAATGGACAACAGGGTGCCATGACTGCTAGCGTGACCTTTCCAGTAACTGCTATTACCAAATCAACTAGCGCGTAATAAGAAAGGAAGGGAATGCACAAAATTGAAATAACAAAGAAGGACGGCAAAAAGGTCACCTATGAACTGACACCATCTGCGAAAGTCGCTTTTGAAGCAGAGTTCAAGGTTGGCTGGCGTAAGAGACTAGCTGACATGCAGATGGAGTCAGATCTTTGGTGGTTTGCTTGGCGTTTAGAAAAAGATGCGGGCAAAACAGATCTTGTATTTGGTGATGATTACATCAATCAATTCCAAGATGTAGATTTGTTATATGAACCAAAAAATGGCTAGACCGACATGGACAGATCTGGGAGCTTGCATCTGTGTCGGCGGCAACAGGTATAAGCCCTAAAGATTTATTAGAGGTTGATCCAGCCATATATCTGGCCATTAAAGCAATCTTGCAAGAGCAAGCTCAACAAACAAAAACGATGAGGCGAAGGTAATGGCAGACAGAGCATTCAAAGCAATCTATGTTAAAGATCTAGATGCCATCATGAAAAAAATGGAAGAGTTTGCCCCAAAGATACAAAAACAGTTCAAAAAAGAACTACGCAAACAAATAAGACCAGTGGAAAGATTGGCCGAAAGTTTTGTGCCAGCAATACCTTTTCAAAGCACAGAAGACTTTGGTGGTTGGCGGACAACAGATCCTTATTACCCATTAAATTGGGGCTGGGCTTATGACACTGACCACCGCAGCCGACAATTTCAGGGAAAGACAAGATGGGTTTGGTCTCAGGAAGAGGTCAAATCTGGCATCCAAATAACTAGCGCAAAGGTTAAAGCAAAAAGAGAACGCGGTATTGAGTTCTCTGTGACTGCTTTAGCTTTGGTCAATAAATCAATACCAGGTATTATTTATGAATTAACAGGTTTTGGCAATGTTAGAAGTAGGCGTAGAACTAAAAAAGTCAGCCGTAATCCAAAGGCCTCAGAACAATTTATACAAAAAGTTCAAGATGCAAACCCATCTTCGCAGAAAAGATTAATTTACAGAGCCACAGCATTGAAAGGTAAGCAAGCCTTAGATGGTATCAATCAAGTATTGGTAAAATATTTGGGTCGAAATTTTAGGGAGTAAAGTGGCAGCGTTAAGTCAAAGTGTTGTAATCAATTTTCTAACTAAATTCGATAAAAAGGGTTTAGACAAAGCAACCAAAGATCTAAAAGGCTTTGATAAGTTTCTTGCTAAATCAAAATTTTTGGGAAAAGCAAAGCTTGTCGCTGGAGCAGTCGCGGGCGTAGTTATAGCTGAAAGGATTACCTCAGCTTCAATTCAGGCAGCCTTAGAGCAAGAGAGATTAGACAAATCAATTGAGCAATCTTTGCGTACAATCAACAGGTTGGATGAAGCGCAAGGTGTAAAACTACTGATAGCAGATTTACAAAGAGCCACAAACATTAGTAAATCATCATTAACTCCAGCCTTAAACTCATTGATCGTACAAACTGGTGATTTAGAGCAATCACAAAAATTGTTACAGCTAGCAATAGATACAAGTGTTGGTAGCGGGAATGATTTAGGTGCTGTCACTAATGCATTAGCTACAGCAGCCCGCGGTAATTTTAGAGCTTTAGGGCAACTAAATCTTGGCTTTGATGCAGCAACAGCAAAACAAATTGGTTTGGCAAAGATCACTGACTATTTGACATTAAAGTTCAATGGGGCAGCGCAAAGAGCTACCCAGACTTTTGGTGGTCAATTAGATAAATTGAAAATATCTGCTGGTGAGGCAGCAGAGAATTTAGGTGAAGGATTTATTGCAGGAATTGAAGTGCTACTTGGGGGCGCTGATGCAGCAGGATTTTTTGGAACGAAGTTAGAGGCTCTTGGTTTGAATGCTGGTTATGTTTTTGTGTCTTTGGCAGAAAAAATAAGCAAAGTTACAGATGCACTCAAAGCAGCTAGTAGAAACCCGATATTCAAATTTATACTTGAAAATTTACCTGTGGTAAGTGGTTGGGTTGGTCTTTTCAATCAATTAGCAGAGGATGGCAAAAAAATATCAGAGGGTTTAGAAAAAGATGTGGTATTAACTAAAGAACAAAAAGAACAGGCAGCCAAATTGGCGGCACTGCAAGCTAAACTAGACAAGATTGCCGCTGCTAATTTAGCAAAACAGAAGAAAGTAACTGCAGAAACAAAAGCACAAAAAGAATTAGCTGCAAAAAAGGCAGAACTTGAAGCTTTGTTTGATATTGAACGCATCAATCTACAGGCAGCCTTGAGCCGTAAGTTAAATGCTGAAGATGAGTTGCGTGTGAAACTATTACAAAAATTAAAAGATGGAACGAAAGAAGCGGTTGATGAAGCGCAAAGATACGCAGATGTCTTGAAGGTCATAGCAGATGGCAAGATCACCACTGAAGAAGTGGAGATGTTGGCCGCTAAATGGAAGATGACTACACCTGAAGTTTTGTTGTATCTCAAAGCTTTATTTGATTCAAATTCTGAGTTGCGTAAGATGCTGGCTCTATTAGATGAATTAATGAAGAAAAAATTGGCAACACCACCCACTACAGGGGCAATGTTTGAGCCTGGGTATTTTACAGATTTAGGTGCAGCGTTAGTTGGAACACCTGGCTATAAAAATATGACTGCCGAACAAATCGCTGATGAACGCTATAAAGAAAGTGGTGCAGCTAGGCGTGGCATTCCAAGGTTTGCAGATGGTGGTATTGTCACAAAACCAACCATTGGTTTATTAGGTGAAGCTGGTGCTGAAGCTGTGATTCCACTTGATCGCGCTATCAAAACCACTGTAAATGTCAATGTAGCAGGCTCTGTTATTTCAGAGGGTCAATTGCAAGCTGTAATTCAAGATGTTCTATACAATCTAAACCGAACAGGTGCTGCTACTCAACTTAGTAACTTAGGCAGATAATGTCAGCCGCAGCACAATTAGCAGTAACAATTGATTTTAGTAATGGTGCTAGTTTTGACCCTGCCTTGGTTCTTGATGATCCTGCAACACCATTAGATACAGCAGTTCTAGGCACTGCCGCTTCCGATATTGTAGATATAACATCTCTGGTCACCCAGTTATTTATTCGCAGGGCATTCAATAGATCATCAGATTCTTTTGTTGGCGGAACTGCAAGATTAGTTTTTGTTGATCAGACTGGCGATTACAATCCAGCCAACGCTTCATCTAGTTTTTATGGCAAGATCAAACCTATGCGCAAGATTAGATTCACAGCCACATACTTGGGCACTGAATACAACTTAGGATCAATGTATATTCAAGAGTGGAATTATCAAAGTCCTGTCGGCTTTGACCCAGCCTATGTCACGCTCAATTGTGTTGATGGTTTTCAATTATTAAATCTGACCACAATCACTACAGTAAGTGGTGGTACAGCAGGTCAAACTACCGCTCAAAGAATTACATCTTTGTTGGATGCTGGCGATTGGCCTGCCATGAGAGACATTTCATCTACATCTACAACCACTGTTCAGGCTGATACTGGTAATTCAAGATCTTTATTGGCAGCCCTGCAAGAAGTAGAGGGCACTGAACTTGGGGCTTTGTATATGGATGAGAGGGGCTTTGTTAAGTTTTTATCAAGATCTGACATCATCACAGCTTCAGGCGGTACTTTGACTCAGTTTTCAGATGTTACTGGAAGTGGCGATATAACCTACCAGGCAGTAACTTTTGACATCTCAGACTTTCAAATGATAAATAAAGCCACAGTTACACCAACTGGCCTGACCGCTCAAACAGCTACGGATCAGACCAGCATTGATGATTACTTTCAACATTCCAGGGTGCGGACTGGAATAATGCAGACTGAAGCTGATGCCTTAAATCAAGCCTTAATGATAGTGGCATCACGCAAAGAGCAGGGAGTTGATCTACAACTAAACTCTTTGACTGTTGATGCCTATGGTGACACTGATAGTTCAAGAGTTATAGCAGCTCTAAACTTAGATGTATTTGATCCAATTGAAGTAACTCAGACCTTACCTGCTGGCAATGTGGTCACAGATAGTGTTATTGCAGGTGTTCAATATGAAATAACACCTAGGAGTTTTTTGGTAACTTTCCTGTGTGCGCAGCCTTTTGCCAGTGGTTTTTTGCTAGACTCAGCAGTTGATTCAATACTAGATGAAGATTCTTTGGCGTATTAGGAGATCAATGGCAAAACAAACTTTTACAACTGGACAGGTCTTAACTGCAGCTCAAATGACTTCTTTGCAGCAAACAGCTCTTGGTGGTGGTGCTGCATCAGCCAAGACTACTAGCTACACTTTAGTTGCGGCAGACGCTGGAACTACCATCTCAATGACTTCAACCAGTGCAACCACGATTACAGTTAACACTGGATTGTTTTCTGCTGGTGATACTGTATTTATACAAAATCTAGGCACTGGCAACTGCACAATTACAGCAGGCACAGCCACAGTCAACACTGCTGGCAGTTTGATTTTGCCACAATATGATGCAGGTATTTTGTTTTTTGTCAGTGCAAGCTCAGCAATTTTTTATGATTACATTCAAGTAGGAGCTACCTCACCTTTAACCACAAAAGGTGATCTGTATACCTTTAGCACCAGCGACACTAGGATTGGCGTAGGCGCAAACAACACAGTTTTGACTGCGGATAGTGCAGAAGCCACAGGACTTAAATGGGCTACACCTTCAAGTGGTGGTAAAGTTTTGCAAGTTGTTCAAGGCAGTACTACAACGCAAACGACTGTAACTAGTACAACCCCAACAGATAGTGGATTAAGTGTTTCAATTACACCATCATTAAGCACTAGTAAAGTTTTAATTATTGTAAGTCAAATGATACAAATTACAAAAAGTGCAACTGATGTAGCGGGTGGTTGGCGATTAATGCGTAATAGCACTCAAATTTTTGATGGTATCGGAACTTTAACACGAACTATACAAGTAGCAAATGTAGCAAGTTCGGCAAATTTGGCTGGTTATTACGCTATAAATTATTTAGATTCACCTGCCACAACTTCAGCAACAACATACAAAACGCAAATTAAGTGCAACACTACATCTTCAAGTGGCACAATAATTGCACAAGAAGCATCAGCACAAAGTTCTATTATTGCTTTAGAAATAGGTGCATAATGAATTATTTAGTAAAAGCCATAAAATTGTTAAAACCAACTGCTGAGTTTTCATTTACAAATGATGATTATTCAACAATTAAATGGGATGTTTTAGAAGGTAATGCACCAACACAGGCTGAAATTGATAAAGCAATAGAACAATTTAAGGCAGATGAAGTAGCCGAAGCCGAAGCAAAGGCACAAGCCAAAGCAGTAGCACAGGCTAAGTTAACAGCATTAGGTCTAACTGTTGATGATTTAACTGCTTTGGGGTTATAGCGCAATTACCCAAGAATGTGGCAATGGTTAGAGAGCTCACTAGTCCAAATGGTTGGCCTGCAAGTGAAGATCGCAAAGCAATAGGCATTGAATCTTTTATAATACCTGGCACAAAGATTAAGTTTGCCTGTGCTAAAGCGGTTGCGCCGATCTTGGTCACTTTTGCTAAAGAATTTCATGAGTCAGTTGAGCCGATAGATCAAGGTCAATTAGATGACTGGGGTTATGCCTTTAGAATGACCAGAGGATCTGTCAAAGTATTAAGTAATCATTCTTCAGGCACAGCGATTGATCTAAATGCAATTAAACATCCTTTGGGCAAGTCAAATACCTTTGACAAACAACAGCGTAATACAATAAACCTATTGATAACCAAATATGGTTTGAACTGGGGTGGGAATTACAAAAGGCGTAAAGATGATATGCACTTTGAAATTGGTTTAGACCTAGATGGTGTCAAGCGTAGAATTAAAGAGTTAGGATTGTAATGAAGATTGATAAAAAGAAAAAGGCAATTTTGAAGTCATACATTCGCAGTGTTCTAGCAGCTTCAGTTACCACTGCACTTGCTTTAGTAGCTGATTGGAAGGCTGAATATGCAATCTTAGCGGGTGCGATTGTTGCACCAGCATTACGTTATTTAGACCCTAAAGATACTCAGTTCGGTATCAATAGTGACAGTCAATAATTGGATGGCACTTGCAGTTTCAACCATTACCATCATTGGTTCATTGGTTGCTTCAGTTAGGTGGTTGGTTAAGCATTATTTATCAGAGTTAAAACCTGATAAAAATGGGGGTCACAATCTTGAGGGTAGAGTGGTCAGAATAGAACAAAGATTAGACAATCTCTACGACATGTTGATCAGTAAATAGTCAGATCCAGGTCGTAGGCTTTGCCCATGAAGATGTGCGCCATTGTGCCAAGTCGATCAAGGCCTGAGAATGCGGATCGGTTAGCCCAGGCTTTTATAGATACAAAGGCTGAAGCTGATTTATATTTTGTGATTGATAATGATGATCCGCGTTGGGTTGATTATGTAAAAGGAGATCGTTTTAATGTCTTACCTTCAGATAATAAAACAGGTGGTTGCGCTGCCGCTCTCAATAATGCTGCAGTTTATCTTTTGGATTTTGCTAAGTTTCCTTTATATGATTATTTTGTTTTCATGGGTGATGATCACATTCCTAGAACCGAAGGCTGGGATAAGGCCTTTATGGAAGCGTTAGGGATAAACACAGGTATTGCTTATGGTGATGATTTATTGCAAGGTGCAAACCTGCCAACAGCCTATTGCATGTCAAGGGATATTGTTTTAGAACTGCAAGGTTTGACCTTTCCAGGTTGTATTCATTTATTTTTTGATAACTTTGTAAAACAGTTAGGTCTTGATCTTGAGTATATTAAATACCTACCGCAAGTTATTATTGAACACTTGCACCCTGTGGCTGGCAAAGCGGAGATGGATGAGGGTTATGCTAGGGTAAATCAGCCTAAATGGTATGAGCAGGATCTTTTGACTTTGCAAAAGTATCTTGCAAGTAAAGAGTATGCAGAGCTTGTCCGCAAACTAAGATGAACATCCTGATTACAGGCTCTCATGGTTTTGTTGGCAGAGCCTTTGTCAGAGCTTTACCAAATGCTAATCTCACTTTAGTTGATCTCAAGCGCGGTATAGATTGTAGAACTTTTTTTGCTTTGGAAGAAAAACAATATGATCTAGTAATTCACCTGGCGGCTGTTGTAGGTGGTCGCATAATGATTGAGAAACAACCTTTGGCTTTAGCAGTTGATCTAGCGATTGATTCAGATTTTGTCAGTTGGGCAATGCGGACAAAACAACCTTACATTGTGTACTTTTCCTCATCTGCAGCTTATCCAACAGCTTTACAAACCATGACAAAAAAAAATAAACTTAAAGAGCGTGACATCAACTTTCAGACAATTGGCAAGCCCGATATGTCTTATGGTTGGTCAAAACTAACAGGTGAGATGCTTTGTCAATACCTGGCAGCAGAGGGTACAAAAACTCTGGTCTTGCGCCCCTTTAGTGGCTATGGTACAGATCAAGATTTAGATTACCCATTCCCTTCAATCATTCAGCGTGCAATACTTAATGAAGATCCTTTTCCTATTTGGGGTGGTGCAACTACAACCAGGGATTTTATTCATATTGAAGACATAGTTGATGCCACTGTTGAGATGGTAAAAAATAAATGTACTGAAACTGTCAATCTTTGTACAGGAAGACCAACCACTTTTATACAACTAGCTCAAATGGCTTTGGGTATTCTTGGTCATCAGAACATCAAGCCTAAAAGATTTAAGATTCTGACCGACAAACCAGCAGGAGTAGCGTATCGGGTAGGTGACCCTAGCAAGATGAGTGATTACTACACCCCAAAAATTGACTTAGAAGAGGGCGTTGAGCGTGCAATCAGGGGCTATGTCTGATCTAAAATTAGGTCACTATGACAACCAAAAAAAAGCCTAGATACCCAAAGCGTAAAAGGCGTGCCACAAAAAGAGATACATTAGACAAACTAAGTCAGCATTACATTACTTTGAATGAGATGTATCGTGCAGCTAGAGATGCAGGCTTTACACACGAAACTGCCTTTTGGTTGATAACTGAACCAGGATCTTCATTGCCTGACTGGGTGAATCCACCTAACTCACCTGGCATCATTCCCCGAATAGATCCTGATGATGATGAAGATTAAGCGCGACAAAACTTTTAACGCAAGATACTTGGTTTGTAGTGACCTTCAAGTGCCATTTCAATTTGATGAAGCAATAAAGAATTTAAAAAAATTAGTAAATTCTTTCAAATTTGATTTGATACTTAATACAGGTGATGAGATGGACTTCAACACCATCAGTAAGTTTGCAGAGGGTAAAGCAGAATCTTTTATCCAATCAATCGATGCAGATCGGGCATTGTGTCAAGATATTTTGTACGATCTAAAAACAGATGTGGTCAGCAGATCTAATCACTCAGATAGACTTTACAAAGCTATAACTAAAATACCTGGACTCATGGCTTTGCCTGAGCTGCAATACGCCAAGTTCATGGATTTTGATCAACTTGGAATCTACTACGCAAAAGAGCCTTTTGAGATCCCAGGTACAGGCTTTGTGTTATGCCATGGGGATGAAGGATCACTCTCTAGGATTGCAGGTCAAACCGCCATGAATATTAGTAAGCGTTGGGGTCGATCAACTATTGCAGGGCACACCCATAGGCTTGGCTATACATGCTCATCAGAGGCCTTTAATGGCCGTTTAGAGCGTGTTTTAGTGGGGGTAGAGTGTGGTCATACCTGCAACATGAAAAAGATGGCTTATTTGGGCATTAGGGGCTATGCAAACTGGCAGGCTGGGGCTGTGATTATTCATGTCAAGCGTGGCAATGTCAGCATGGAGATGATTCCATTTAATCAAGATGGTTCTTTCACAGCTATGGGTAAGGCTTTTGGTTAAAGGTACTTGATCTTGTCAAACCCCTGTGGTTCAATTGGAATTGCAAAGCCAATTGAAGGGATTGGGAAAATGCTTAAAACAGAAACAAAATGTAGTTGGTGTAATGGTTTTACGCGTGGGGATACTTGTGCAAAATCTTTAACATGTCCTACTTGTGATGCAAAACCTGGACAAGAATGCAAAAGGCCTTCAGGTCATAAAGCTGCAGCATTACACAAAGCAAGAGTGCAAAAAGGTTATGCAATTGATGATGCAAACAATTTTGACTGGCAAAATGTTTATGCAGATTTAATCAAGGTTACAAGATGAACGCTACAGTCTATGCAGATCTAAGCTGGTTTGTGATGCCATTGAAACCAAAATCAAAAGAGCCTGCAAAATTCTTAAGACATGGCTATCTTGATGCAACTTTAGATAAACAAAAGATTCAAGATTGGTTTGCAGATCCAAATACAAACATTGGTATTGGATTGGCACAATCTTCTTTGGTTGTCCTGGACTTTGATTTTAGGAATTGTAAGGGCAATCGTAAGTTCTATGAATTACTTGAAAGATGCTTTGCATCAAACACTTATGTGGTCAGAACAGCAGATGGTTATCACTGTTACTACTACACAGAGCCACACCATAAAAACTTCAAAGGCAAATTGATTGATGGCATTGATATTAAGCACAGGGGCTATGTAGTCGCTGCCCCCTCAATACACCCATCAGGTGTTACCTATGAAGTAGTGAACAATGTAGCAGCTCAAGTATTACCTGATGATTTAGCCAAGGTGATGATGTGGTGACTGTCAAATACGATTGGCGATCAGGTGCGTATGTGGACTCTAATCGTAAAAATTTTGTCAAGGCATCAGTGATTAGAGAACACGCCAAGACAAAACTAGGCATAACAAAAGCAAGGGGAAGGATGTCAGCGGAAATGATTGAAGCGTATTGGCTAGATACATTCAAGGAAGTGGTGAAGTATGGCCTTTGATGTATTAGGTTGGTTGATTGTTATTACTTTATTTTTACTGATGATTTTTATTGGTAAATTGATTTGGTTCATAGCTGTAGAGCATGGTTATGACTTGGGTTTCAAAAATGGTTACAAACGGGGTCAAGTTGATGCAGGTCAATCAATATTTTCAAGAAGGGAAGAGTGATGTTTAACTTAGATGAGTATCAAACGCTTGATCAAAAATTAATAGAGTTCTGGGAGAAGTATCCTGATGGAAGAATTGAAACGCAACTTATTGAGGTTACAGAAACTAGATTCATTGTTGTTTGCCGAATCTACAAAACAGAGGCAGATCTCAAAGCTGCTGCTATGGGTCATGCCTATGAGGTCATTGGGTCTTCACCTACAAACAAAAATTTTGCTTTGGAGAACGCAGAAAGCTCTGCCATTGCACGCGCCATTGGGTTCTTGCTTGCACATCCCAAAGTCAAACGCAATACCAAAGAAACCATGGCTCAGGTCAATGAGATTGAAAAGAATGAGTATGAGAAAAGGCTAGAAAAGCGCAGATACAGCCCACCTGGATCCAGGGCTGCTGCAGTTGAAGATGCCTTGCGTAAATCCTTTGAGGTAGATAACGAACAAGATGATCCACAATTGTGGAATGTAGAAAAAGCAGTAGATTCAATCGGTAAGTCTGAACCTCTACCTGAGTTTGACTGTGCGAAAATGAAGCTCATGCAGGGTGTATCAAAACAGACTGGTAAGCCCTTTTATGGGTATGTGTGTGATTGTGGCAAACCAAAAGCTCAGCAGTGCCCACCTAAGTGGGCAAAGATGACCAGTCAAGGCAATTTTTACTTCCCCAGCTATGAAAGGAGTGAATGAGATGGGTTATGTTGCCTGGTCAAATGGTTCAGGTATCACTGTTGAAATAGATGATGATGGTGTGCATTTAGTCAAAACATTGCGTAAATGTGAAGCCTGTGGTGATGATCGTGTGTTTCAAGGCAGGCAGTTATGCGTGCAATGTTACTCAATAGTAACTTCCAAGGCTGATTGATGTTTGATTACCGAACGGCCTTTGCGGAGGGTGAAAAGTACAATCGGTATGTTGCAGATTTACTTATTGAGTTTGGCGTGCCTAAAGTCAAGATACCAGAGTTTGATGAAGCTGCAGAAAATCCCACAGCCTTTGAAAAAGATGTGATTGTTGATGATTTAGTAATTGAAGTAAAAAGTCGCAACCTTTTCTTTACGGATAGTTATGACTTCCCGTATGACAGAGTGTTGGTCGATACAAAACATGGTTATGAGTCAAAAGTAATTAAACCTTGGGCGTATGTATTCATAAGTCAAAAAACCTATAAGTGTTTTGCGTTATTTACAGCGACTGATTGCCTTTGGGAAATAGATGGGATTTACGATTCACAAAGAGCTGTGCGCTATGAAGCATGGATGGCAAGTCGCAGGCTGTGTCGTCCTTTCTTAGAGTTAGTAGATCTTTGTTTAGAATATGCAGCAGATAGAACCAACTAGGTGCAGTTGCACAGGGGTTTGGGTGTCTTATGGGCAGAGTTGTAAAATCTGTGGTAAGTTTACGCCGCTTTGTGGGGGGCTTACACTGGAACTCAGTCAAACCAAGTGCTGCTATCTCTAACCAACCTAAAATTTTATTTTGGGGGGGTAGGGGGGGCTTTCCTAAAAATCTAGTCACCCAAGTGACAATCTTTTTAATAATCTTTAATATATTTTTATTAGAGAAATCATATGCAAATAATCAAATTAAAATCTATAAACAAGAATACTTCTTTCAATTAAATTACAACTTTGATCAAGCCTACTGTTTAGTAGATTTAATGAATCATGAAAATAGATCTTGGGATGTTGATGCACAAAATGGTAGCCATCATGGATTGCCGCAAGGCAGATCAGAGTATTTAGCCAAAGTAGGGTATAAAAAACAGATTGCCTGGCATGTCAAATATGT